AACCTGCGCTTTCGCGCAGGTCAATCAAGCTTCAGGTGGTCGCTAGCGCCGCGCGCGCCGATGTCCCCGCTCGAGTTCTCGGCCCAGTTGCCCAAGTACGCGTACCGCGAGCCCGCGTCCGAGCCGTCGAACCACGAGCCGCCAAAGATGGACGGGCGCGGGGCATCTGGATGGCCGTCTGTGCCCCACTGCCACATGGTTCCGGTGATATCGAAAAGGCCCCATTTGCTGACGAAGCGGGCGCCGCTGTCCTCCAGTGACCCGGTGAGTGTTGGTTCTTCGTCGCGGGATGCGCGTTCTTTCACACCATAAGCGGCGGCGAAGAATTCTTCAGCGCCAAGCAAACGCTTGCCGTGGTGGGTGTAAATCTCGCTGACAGTAGC